TTCACAGGCCACTAATCCGCTTGCAATTCCTGAAATGGCGGCGCGGGGCGTCACTGGCGGCTATGAGCGGTTTGTGTCACCTATTGTCTCGCAAGCCGGTGCCGAACGAGCGGCTGGGGCAAAACTGTTTGAGTCTGCTATGGACCCGATGGCGGCGGCGCAGGCCATGCGTCAGGAGCCGCGCAGCATCATCGGCCAAGTGCCGGCATCGCAGAGGCTGGCTGAAGCAAGACAGTTTGAGCCGGGACTTGCCACGCTTGAAGCTGATCTTGCTACCGGCGAGACGGCGATTGGCCGCGAATCAATTCTGACTGAACAACGCCGGTTGTCGGCACTTCAGCAACAGCTCCACGCTATTGACCAAGACATCTTACAGCGCGGACAGGCAATGTCGCCGCAGGAAGCGGCGTCAGCCAGTCGCATTCGTAATGACATTACGCAGTCTATTGCGGCGGCCGAACAGCGTATTCAGGGCGGCTTAAGTCAGACTGGCGCTCGGATTCCGGCGATTAACCCGCTCACCTCGGGCGAAGCTGTCGCTGCTCGCACGCGCCAGATCCGCGACACGTTCCGCGAAGAGCGTATATCGCCAGCTTATGAGGCGGCGTTTCAGTCGGCCGGTAATCAACGTATTCCCGTCGATAACGTCATCGCCGACGCCGAACGCATTATTGGCGCGCGGCTGGCCGATGTGCCGCTTGGCGTGGCTAACCGCACGGTTGCCGATCTTAGAGAATTGCAAAATGGTGCAACGCTGCGTCAGCTTGACCGTGTTCGCAAGTCTGTCAATAAAGATATCGCAGCAGCTCAGTCGGCTGGTCGTCCTCTGGGCGATTTAATGGAGCTGCATAATTCTATTGACGACGCTGTCCGCGCCAGTGATTTGCCCATGCGGGCGCAGCTTCAGTATTCAAACGCGCTCAATCTCTATCGTAGCGAGTTTGTGCCGCGCTTCAAAACCGGCGTTGTATCTGACATTCTTCGCACAACTAAAAAGAATCAATCTGGTATTCTATCCAGCCAGACTGTCAGCCGATTTATGGCCAATGAAGACGCTGCGGCTCAATTTGCGACGACGTTTGAAAACGACGCTGTGGCGCGGCGGGCAATGGAAGCCGGCATTCAGGATATGGCGCGTGTCAAAACTGTTGACCCTGTAACCCATGCCGTCGATCCCGATAAAATAACAGCTTTCATCGCGGACAATCAGTCTAAGTTCGATCTCATGGGAATCGACGCCGAACGACTTCTTGACCCGGTTCGTCGTGAGGCGCAAACGCTTCTTGAGGGCCGGCGCGAGCTTGAACGCGACGCGTCGTTCTTCCGCACGGATCGCGGCGAGGCATTGCGCACCGGAACTGATTACGCCAACGCGCTGCTAAAAAGCCCCGCCGCTATGGACGTCGGGCTCAAGCGTCTGTCTCCGGCCGGCCGCGCGGCACTTACAAAAGAGATCACCGACCGCGCAATCCGCGAAATCAACACACGGTCGCCCGACAAGGCGTTGGATTATCTTGACAAGAACAAGGGCACCATTCGCATGGTGCTGGACAAGTCGGATTTTGACCGGCTACAGAACTTGGCTAAAAATCAGCAGGCATTGCTCGACGTTGAAAAGCGCGCGGTCAAGCCGACCGTTCAATTAGACGTTGATCTGTCTAATGTGCCGCCGGATGTAATGACCGATTTTAATATGGTCGCCCGCGAACTTCAGCGCATCAAATCGGCTGAAGATATGACGGGTTTGCGGCCCACGCAAAAAATCGGCGAGATCGGCGCGGAAGATGTTAGGGCCGCCAAAGAACTTAAGCCTAACCTTTTAGATAGCCGCTTATCCGTGATGGAAAAGATTCTTGATTTTGCAGGTAAACACATAAACCGCAAAACTACGGCTGTGCTGGCGGACGCGTTAATCCGCAATCCTGAAAAAGCGGCTGATCTTATCGAACGCGAGATAGCGCGGCGGGCTAAAGTGGCGACACCTGCGCCCGAAACGCGGCGCAAGACGCTAGGCCGCGCAGCCATAACCGGCGGTCTTGCCGCGCAGAACAATATGACTTCCGAAAACCGTAACGCGATGGCGAGATGATGATGGTTGAATACCAAGTTCTTTTTGACGTGGCCATTGGCGTGATCGGCGTGCTGGGCGGCTGGACGCTTAACACCGTTTGGGCGGCGGTTAAGGATCTTCAGGAAGCCGATAAAGAATTGGCTGACAAAGTGGCCGCCATCGAAGTGCTGGTCGCTGGCCGTTACATCACCCGCGAAGAATTTAACTCTACGTTCAATCAAGTGTTTGAGCGCCTTGACCGTATACGCGACTTGCTAAGCACTAAGGCTGACCGATGAAAGAAAATTACCCCGCCTGTCTGAAGGCGACGCTGCGTTACGAAGGTGGCAAGGTCGACGATCCGCGCGACCCTGGCGGCCGGACTGCTTTTGGAATCACGCAAAAGACCTACAATGCGTGGCGCGGCAAATCCGATAAAGACGTGTTTAACATCACGCAGGATGAAGTCGCCGCAATCTATAAGACGCAATATTGGGACAAGATCAGAGGCGACGATCTGCCGGATGGCTTAGACTTTGCCGTGTTTGACTTTGCTGTTAATTCAGGCGTGGGGCGTGCGTCTAAATATCTTCAGTCAATGGTCGGCGTCACGCAGGACGGCGTGATCGGCCCGAAAACTGTCGCGGCTGCTAAAGCCTATCTTGGTGTTCGCCTGACCGACATGCGGCTGGGCTTCTTAAAAGGGTTGCCGACATGGGGCACATTTGGGCGTGGCTGGGCCAATCGAATAAACGACGTTTACTCTGTTGTGCGGGACTTATGCTCGCGCTGACAGGCTGCGATTTAAAATACACCGAATGCGTCCTGCGCGACCGCACGTCAAATCCATGCAATTAGGAGGCTAAAATGTTAGTTAACTGGATGACCACGATCCCCGGCATTATCACGCTTGTCAGCGTTATCTTTCACGCTTGGCAGACCAAAGACGTGAACTGGACGGATCTTCAGAATGCGCTTGTCGCGCTGGGTCTTGTCGCCGCTAAAGACTGGAACGTTACGGGCGGCACTAAGCCGCAGGATTGAAGGGGACAGGTTGCAGAACCTAAAACCAAAGATGAAACTGCCGCTGATCTTGATGCTGGCAAGTTTTAGTGGTTGTCAGTCGACCAGCAGGTGTCCCCCGCTGGTCGACTATTCGGCCGAACTCCAAACCAAAGCGGCCAAAGAGTTACGCGCTCTCCCCCGCGACAGCGCTGTTGCTAGACTTGTCGTCGACTACGGCCAGCTTCGCCGCACGTGCCGGCTTTAAATCTTTCTTAGCTCTATATGACACGTCCTGAAGCCCCCGCGCCTGCGCGTAATCTTCGGCAAACGTCGCCGCGAACAATTCATAGTTCACCGCGTCAACATGGCTGTCCATGTGAGTAGGCGACGCAAACGCGCGCGCGTTCTTAACGCAAGCCAGAATAATCGCAATCTCATAGGGGTGAAACTCGCGCCCCAGACGCAGCGTGGCCAGATCGGCCGCAAGCTGGAAATTGTTCTCTATGCCGCCGTATCCCTGACCGCGCTGGTCAATGATCTTAGCAGCTTCATACAGCAGTTCTTGAGGGTTCATTTATCATCTCCATGATGGCCGCCCTTTCTCTTAACATGCGCAGCACAGTGTAACGCTGATGCAAACGCACAAGGATAGTCGAGCGCCGGGCGTGACGCTGTTCTTCCTCCAAGAGATCTAAGACCTCTTGTTCCGTTAGATCGGCCAGCCGATCGTTAAGAGTTTTCCATGTGACTGTCATATTAAGCCCATGTCCGATGACGTTCGGCGATATGTTCGCACCCGTCGTAATCAACAATTTCCCATTCAACATCGGAAGGAATTTCTACAACCTTCAGCGCTGCATGGTCGCCGTTAGCAGAAGCCCCAAGCGTTTCGACTGTTGCAACGAGATGCGGGTCATCGCGATTCATATCCCAGTCATAAAACTGGCTTCCGTCCGGCGTATAGAAGTCTACGCTGCGAAAGACGCTACAGGACGGCCGCTCCTCAAGAGTTAAACCGGAAAGTTTGGCAAAATGGCGCGTTGCTTTGTCGGAAATGCTAAAGCCTCCAAAACAAGCGTTAATGACTATCTTTTTAGTCGTCTGACAATTCTGCAAGGGCCAACTCCGCTAGAGATTTCTTATCGTGTAGCGCATCAAATATTCTTTCGTCAATAGTTTTATTACACATGATGACGTAGCACCATACGTCGCGTGTCTGGCCGCTGCGATGCAGCCGGCCCACTGTCTGCTCGAATAGCTCAAGCGACCACGGCAGCGACAGAAAAACGATCTTGTTGCCGCCAAATTGTAAGTTAAGCCCATGGCCAGCGCTTTTGGGGTGAATCGCCAGCAACTCTATCTTGCCGGCGTTCCAGCGTTCGACGGCGTTCGGCGCGTCGATTGTTGTGACGTTGAACTGGCGCTGGAGCTCGGCTAATTCTTCTTTGTAATTGTAGACGATGATGGTGTTGTCTCGTTGGTTTTCGTCGAGGATGTCTCGGAGAGATTCAAACTTTTGGCGTCCAAACCACTGAGCAGCGCCTTGGCTATCATAAGCGAAGCCGGACGTGAGCTGCTGAAGTTTGTTTGTGACAGCAGCCGCTGTCGGAGCCGTGATCTCTTCATGCACATATTCCTTTTTCATGTTCTCGTATGGCGTGCGGTCTTCCAAATCGCACCGGATCTGCACGACATGACATGGCGGCAGCTTGTCCTTATACTCGCCAGGTTCCAGCACGTATGTCGCCGGCTTAATCACCTCCATGACCTTCGGCAGCGCTTGCGGCAGCGGCTCCCATTGGCCAAAGTCGCGGTTCACACAGTAAAAGTATTGCTGGAGAAACGCGCCTTTGCTACGGCCTAGCAGCGTCTGATCGACGACTTTGCATTGCCCGAACACGTCTTCTAGGCCGTTTGATGTGAACGAACCCGTCAAACCCCAGCGGATCTTGAACTTATCGAGGATTTTAAGCAGAAACTTAAAGCGTTTGCCGGATGGGTTTTTCAGACGCGTTAGCTCGTCGAATACAATGCCGTCGAAATCTTTAGGGTCTATCGACGGAATGTTGTCGTAGTTGGTAACGACTATATCAACATCAGCGGCAAACGCTTTCTTGCGTTGCGCTGGCGTGCCGACAGCGACGGCCATGCTCATGTGTTCGGCCCATTTAGGCTTTTCCACAGGCCACACGTCGGTGCAGACGCGCTTCGGCGCAAGCACAAGCCAGCGGTCGCAATGACCTTTAGCTGTCATATCCGACATTGCCGTCAACGTAATCGCTGTCTTACCCGCGCCGACTGGCGCAAGGATCATGGCCCGGTCACGACTGAAAAGGAAATCGGCTGCAATATGCTGGTATGGTCGGAGATCCATTTGTCAACTTCTTCTTTAGACCAGAGACAATCGTAGTTTTGCCCTAACGTCATCATCTCTATCGCAAAGCGGCGCTGTAGTTCGTTGAGTTTGCCGCCCGGTCGCTTTAGCTCTATGAAGTGCGTCGTTCCGTCAGGTAGACAGACAACACGATCAGCGACGCCGCGATTAGACGGCGACACGAATTTGTAAGCTTTGCCGCCAACGGCTTGCACACATTTCACGAAATAGCGCTCTATATCGCGCTCCAATTCAGCCATGTCTGGCGAACTCCCCATGGTATTTATCGCGGTATTCTGAGGCAACAAAATCAGCCAATTCAAGATCTTTAAATGTTCCGATAAAAGTGTATTTCCCGTGTATATTCATCTGAACTTGCCAATTATTTCTTTTTGCGCTCCAATGAACATTTTTAATTTTTGACGTAGAATTGCAGTTTAATTTTTTGTTTTGAGCGTTTTGTGCCGCCGTTGCCGCGCGTAAATTTTCAATCCTATTGTCGCGGGGATTGCCGTTTATATGGTCTATAAAACGCGGTATCCCACCATTAAACATGAGATACACAAGTCTATGCACAAAATAATACTTATACCTATAGCCAATTTTCAAATGCCCGCTTGCAGCCGGCGATCCGGCCTCCATTCCTATTTGAGCAAGTGGACTCGCGTTTATGCGCCAAAAAAGTTTTCCCTCTCTATACTCAAAAAGATCAAGCGCTTGCTGTTGAGTCAGCATATTTTTTCTCCCTACGTCAAAAAATGTCTAGCACGTGCCGCGAATCAATGCTAGAAGATTTTTTATTGAAGGTAAGGTAAAGCAAATGGCACACAGCAATATCGTCGGCGGTTCGACCGCCAAGCGGCTGATTAAATGCCCCGGTTCGCGGGCGTTAGTCGCGCAAGTTCCTGAAAAGCCTACAAGCAAATACGCTGAAAAAGGCTCGCGTCTGCACGAAGCTATGCACATGATCTTGTCGCACGGCGCAAAGGTTGAAGATTATCCTGACAATGAGAAGTTAATCCTTGCGCTTGACGCGTTGAATGAAATCGACCCTAATAATGAACTTGAGTTTGTTACGGAGGTGCATGTCCATTTCAATGACTTTCTTGCCGGAGTTTACGGTTCTTGCGATCTCGCTGGCCGTATACGCAATCGTGCGATAATCCTCGACTGGAAGTTTGGGGATGGCGTTGCGGTAGACGCCGAAGAAAACGAACAGGGCATGTTTTACACCGCCGCCGGTATGCGGACGGAAGCATTGCGCTGGATTTTTGAGGGCGTTGATGAAATTGAAATCATCATCGTGCAGCCGCCTTACGTTAAGCGTTGGGTGACGACGCCGGGCCGCATTAAGGCGTTCGAACGCACGCTGTATGACGCTGTGCAGGCGTCGTTTCGCCCTAACCCTAAGTTTGAAGCTGGCGATCATTGTCGTTGGTGCGCCGCTAAGCCGGTCTGTCCGTTGCTGACGGGTCAGCTTGAGCGCGCGATTGCGACAAAGGTTAAAGCCATTGATGTGGAGAAAGTCGGCAATGCTCTAGCGTTTGCGATCCTTGCGGAAGAATGGGCTAAAGGCGTTCGTGAACTGGCCCAGACGATGCTGGAAAATAACGCGCCAGTGCCG